ATCCTCCGGCCTGGGCGTGGACGGCGACTGGTATATCAACACTGCCGCCAATACGATCTACGGGCCGAAGACCGGCGGAGCCTGGGGCTCGCCGATCAGTCTCGTCGGCACGGCCGGCAGTAACGGCACCAACGGCACGAACGGAACGAACGGGACCAGCGGAACCAACGGCACGGACGGGAAGACGGTCCGCAACGGCGCCGGCACCCCGAGCAACGGCCTGGGCGTCGATGGCGACTTTTACATCAACACAACGGCCAACACGATCTACGGCCCAAAGACCAGCGGCTCCTGGGGCTCGCCGATCAGTCTCGTCGGTCCGGCCGGCAGCAACGGCACGAACGGGACCAACGGGACCAACGGAACAAATGGCACGAATGGAACGAATGCGCCCTACGTGGCCGTCGCCAATTTCGACGGCGGCGGGGAAGCGTTGGTGGTCGGCACCAAGTGCTTTGTGCGGATGCCGGCATCCGGGACGATCAACAAGGTCACGCTGCTGGCGGATCAGACCGGATCCGTGGTGGTCGATGTCTGGAAGGACTCCTGGGCAAACTACCCGCCTACGGTGGCCGATACGATCACGGCCGCAGCCAAGCCGACAATCAGTTCCGCGGTCAAGAGCGAGGATGCGACGCTGACGGGCTGGACGAAATCAATTTCCGCCGGCGACGTACTGGCGTTCAATATTGATTCATGCAGCGCGATCACGCGGCTGACTGTGATCCTGGAGGTGATCGCCGCATGATCCTGACACCGCCAGTTTTCTATTTCGACCCGATCAACGGCAATGACGCCGCACGGACGGCGATGACCGGCGTGACGCTGGCGGACAATGGTTCCGGATTGTTTCGGTGCACGAAGACGGCGCACGGCCTGGTGACGGGCGCCGTGGTCGACATCAGCGGTTCCTCCGGCGTGTCCGGGGCCTGGGCCGTGACGCGGATCAGCGACAGCACCTTTGACCTGGTCGGATCAACCTATGCGGCCGGCAAAACGGTCACGTCGATCACCCCGCGCGGCGGGTCCTCCTGGGCGGATGCCTGGCTGTCCTGGAAGAGCGGACTGACCGCGGCGCGCCTGGCCCAGGGCGGCACGATCCGGCTCGCGAAAAGTCCGGCGCCGGTGTCCATCGGCAATGCCACGTGGACAGACAAGTCAACGACAGTGACGCTGGCCGCGGCGCAGACGCTGATGGTGGACAACTGCACCGCCACATGGACGGCCGCCGCCGGAACGATCGGGCAGACCACGGACACGAAGTTCGGAAGTTATGCGCAGAGGATTACGGCGCCGGCATCCGGCAACGCCGCCAACACGTTATATGCGTACCGCACGATTTCCTCGGGAGGCATCAACCTGTCGTCCTGGCAGCGGTTGTCGCTCTGGCTTAAAAATTCCGCCGCAGTGGCAGGCAGTCAATGGGTGTTATGCCTCTGCTCGGAAACCAACGGAACGGGGATTGTTGACGGGTTTCCACTCCCGCCGATTCCGAGTACCGGGTTCTGGGTGCCGCTCGCCATCGCCAAGAGCGGCGGCGGCAATCTCGGCACGGCCATCAAGTCGATCGCGCTGTACTCCGCGACGGCGGCGCCGGCGGCCTCGAGCAACCTGATCCTGAGCGACATCATCGCCTGCACCACGTCCGGACTGAGCCTGACCAGCCTGATCGGTAAAAACAGTCTCGATCAAGGCGGGGTGCATGGCTGGTACGGGATTCAAAGCATCAACGGCACAGCGGTCCTGCTCGACAATGACGTCAACTGCATTGCCGGATCCGGCCGCGGCTACAGCGGGACCACGGAGAGCGCGGCGACCTATTTCCGCGAGGGATTGAAATCGGCACTGCGGTCCAGTTATGATTCGACCGACATGCAGGTTAACGGCAACTCCACGGTCACCCTGCCGCTGACGCTGTCGGGCGGATGGAATCCGGCGGCGGAGACGCCGACGCAGGACGGGGAAACGATCTTCGACGGCCAGTCCGGATGTGCCTATGGCCTGATGCTGACGGGGATGAACTTCTTCACCGCCGACCACTTGTCTTTTGTCCGCTATTACATCGGCCTTTATTTAAGCGGAAGCAATCTTCTCACGATCGGCAACATGCTCGTCTGCGGCAACTGCACCGGCTACGGATTGTCGGTCTCGAGCTGTGGCGGAGTCACACTTTCAGGCCTCGGCTGCATCAACAACAACGGCACGTATGGCGCGGTCTTTTCCTCGTGCTCCAAACTGCGCTCCGGAGCGATCCTGGAAGTCAGCGGCAATCAGACCTATGGCCTGTATTTCTCCTATGACTGCTATTCCTCCATTGCCGAAGTCGGGAAAATCAACAACAACGGAACCTATGGCATCTTTTCGTATTTCTGCAACGGCACCCGGCTGCGCAAGTCCGCACTCAAAGACAACGGCTCCTACGGCATCATGTCCCAGGGCGGCGATTTCTGCGCCGAGGACGCCCTCACCACTCAGCAGAATACCGCGGCCGGCGCTTACAACAACCAGCGCATCCTGCTGCACAATCTGAATCGCACCGCCGACAATCATCAGATCGTCACGGACGGCGGTCTGATCCAATCGGACACGGCCAACCGTCACACCTCTTCCGGACTCTGCTGGCGTCTGCAGGTGACGAACAGTTTCCGCGATGTCACCTACCCGCTGGATCTGCCGGTGGCCAAGGTCTGGTGCCAGGCTAATGTGGCGGTCACGGTCAAGGCCTGGATCAAGAAAAGCAGCGCCACGGCGATTGCTGCCGCGCTGGTCTGCCGTGGCGGGCAGATCGCCGGCGTCGCCGCGAACGTGATCGCGACCAAGGCCAATGACACGAGTTACGAGCAATTGTCGATCTCGTTTACCCCGACGGCCGCCGGACTGGTGACGATTGAAGTCTGGGCCTGGTACATCTCCGGAACGGTCGGGTCGTGTGTGTATGTGGACGACCTGGAACTGCCGGCCGGCGTCGCGACGCAGTCGCTGGATTATGCGGACTCCGCACAGCCCTGGGCGCAGAATGCGCCGGCCGCCACGGGCGGCGGCGGCGGAACCAGGGCCTGGGCGCATGTGGGGATCTGAAGATGCTGTCATTCAATGAAATCCTTAGGACCGAGCAGGACGCGGCGGGCACGTGGCAGGTGTTGGTCGACCTGACGGACGCGCTGCATTTATTCGCGTTCGAGACCGAGCCGTCCTCCCAGGACGTGGAAGATGCGGCCAACTCCTATTGCACCCTGGAGAACGCCCGCCAGGAACGGCTGCAGACGGTGGCGGACATCATCGAGGTGAGCCGGCCGGCGCTGCAGACGCTCTGCGACACGGTTTCCGCCGGCTTGCAGAGCCAGGGTCTGACCGTCACGCTTACGCCGGAAGAGTTGCTGGCGTCGAAGCCGCGCGAAACGATCGCGCTGAATGACAACTGCCAAATGCTGCTCTGCTGGAATATTTCCGAGCGGCAACTCGCATCCGGCATCACCGCGCTGTGGAGCAGCACCAGCCCAACCAACACGGCCAAGCAGATCTGCACCACCGGCGCCCGCGTCTATACCCTGGCCGAACTTAAGGCCTATGTGAACGCCTTCGCGTCGAGTTACTGGGTGACGCCGCCGCCGGCGGATGCCGCGCCGACTAAACGGGGATCGGATTATGCGGACTCCGCAACCACCGAGACTGAACTGCTCGCCCTGGTCCGAACACTCCAGGCGACTGAACCGGCGACGAAGACCTACGTGAATGCAGTAAAATACGATGGTCCAGGTGCAATGTTCAATGCCAGTTACACCGTGGCAGAGGCTGAGGCAGAAGCGAGTTGGGCATTGGGCACTCCGGGAGACGGGAATTTCCGAGAGTCAATCCGCGTTGGGATGACTGGAGGACAGACTGTCTACAAGGCGGCTGGCGCAACTCGAGAATGGGCTGATGCCAAGGCCGCTGGCCTGCCCGACGTTGCCATCGGTCACCGACTGGTGATCCGGTCCCAGATGCAAACGTACAGCTTCGACCACACCGTAGACATTCTTTACAACCCGTGGGGATTTCCGCAAAACGAAGACTATTTCTCGTTTTTGGAAAACACCGCATACTCGTACGGAGTGGAAGAAGTCGTCGTTAATCCCTATGGCTCGACTGATTTCCCCACTCCCTGGCCACCTGCCCCCCCGGAGGATAACAGTTGTAACCCGAATGGAGATCCCGGCCATGGGCACGTTTACAGTGTGTACATTCCGCTTTCGTATTATCTGGTATACTGGAACTTCTCGAACAAGGGAAGTCCACTTCCACCCCCGCCGCCGCCGGCCGCAGGAATGACCGTCGCCGATGCAGGCGAAACGGGAGTCAATGGCGTCTACACGGACACGGGCACGCCGGTCAACGGCAAGCCGTCGCTGCGCCTGGGCACAACATCCTACTATCTGGAATGGACACAGTGGGGCAATTATTGGCAGATCGCATGGGGCAGCCCGGACGGGATGCCGCTGTACTACAGCAACGCCGGAGGCGACACGCCGCCGACCACCGGATGGGCGGTCGCCATGGGCCAGTCGCCGGCGCCGACAGTCACCTGAACACCGAACACTGAACACAAATAAGGAAAACGCATCATGAGTCGTCAAAAAGGCAGTACCACCAAGATCGTCGTTGCATTCGAAACCACGTACAAAACTGATCCATCTCCGAAAGCCGGCCTGCAGGTGCCGGTGAATTCTTTCAGTTTGGACGCCAACGAGGAGGCGATCACGCCCGCCACGCTCCAGGGCCGCCGGGATGCCGCCAAACCGTATCGCGGCAACATCGACGTCAAAGGCTCGGCGGTTATCCCGCTGGACGATACGCTGATCGGGATCTGGCTGCGGGCCATGTTCGGCAGCGCGATCTCCGTGGTGACCGGAGCCGTGACGGCCGCGGCCGTCACCGCGGATGCCGGCACGAACGTGATCACGCATACGACTCACGGCCTGCTCGACGGCCAAGGCGTGATCCTGGGCGGAACGGCCGTCCCGGGCGGCACAGTCGCCGGCACGGTCTATTTCCTGCGGGACAAGACGACCAGCAGTTACAAGCTCGCTGCCAGCCCGGGCGGGGCGGCCATCGATCTGACGGATGCCGGCACGAGCGTGACGGTGACGGCGGTACCGGCGCATGTATTCCGCGTCGGCAGCACGATGCCGTCACTGGTCTGCGAACAGCAGTTCACGGACCTCGCGGTGGCGAAGTACTACAAGTACAACGGGGTCAAGATCGGCAGCCTTAAGCTGGCGTTTGGCGGTTCCGGGGAACTGGTGGCCAGTCTCTCTCTGGTCGGGGCCACGGAAACGCTGGGCTCGGCGGCGTATGACTCGTCGCAGACAGTCAAGACGCTGGGCACGCGGTACTCGTTCAAGCACGTCTCGGTGAAGGAAGGCGGCGTGGCTTGCACGACGCTGAAGAGTCTGGACCTGACGATTGATTTCGGTCTGGACGAGGACGGCTTTGCCCTGGATGCCACGGGCCAGCGTTCAACGCTGGACGAGGGCAGCCTGACGATCAGCGGATCGATCAAGGGCTTTTTCGTGGATACGGCCCTGGCGGAGAAGGGCGCGGCCGGGACGGAGACAAGCCTGGAAATCACGCTCGCGATCGATGGCACGCACAAGCTGATCATCGATCTGCCTGAAGTTGAATTCAGTCGCGTCAAGAAGCCGGTCGACGGACCGAAGGGCCTGTACCTGGACCAGACCTTCCAGGCGTTCTATCAGGACGCCTCACCGGATAAGACCAGCGTTCAGATTACCCTGGTGAACGCACAGGCCACCGCGTACTGATCTGTTTAATTGCCGATTGCAGTCGATTGCAGTCGGCAGCCGTCGATTGCTGTCGTAAAAATGGAGGAATTACCCGCAATGAAAAAACCCTTGGAAAAAGATTTAGGCAACGGTTTCAAGATTCGCGAACTCAGCAAAAAGGATCGTGATGCGGCCCTGGAAGGCAAGATCCAGGACAATCAAATGCTCAAGCTGGGCGTGGTCTCTGGCGATGTCGCCGCGCTCGAAGATGAGCCGTACTCGCTGACCGTCGAGATCGTCCGGGAAATCATGAACCTCTCGTTCGGTTCGAGGAAACAGGAAAAAAACTGACCCGCTGGTGGCGGGTCTATCACGATCCGGACCGCCGCCAGTATTGCGCGGCCTGCCGCGAAACCGAGGACGAGGACGACGACGACGATGAAGAAACCGACCAAACTGACCAAACGGACTGCAAAGACTGCCAGCATCAGTTGCCTGCTCTGCTGCCGGAGTGCAGGGACGTTGCAGCGGTCTGGCAGGTTGCCGGGGGCCAGTGGCGTCTCGGGTTCAATGGTCTTTTCGCCCTGGACTGGCCGGCCGTCGCGGCCGTCGGCAAATGGATTGGCGTCGACGTCAGCCACCCGCGCATCCTCCGCGGCCTGCGCGTTCTCGAACACCTGGAACTCACGGCCCAGGCGGAAAAGCAGCGATCTCCGAAAGAGTCCGATTAAACTGGCGATTGCAGTCGGGAATTTGCTCTGATGGGAAACCTTGTCGAACTCCAGATTAAAGCGACCGGGGCGCCGGCGGCAAAGGAAGCGCTGCGCCAGGTCCGGACCGAGGTTGAAGGCACGGCGCGTGCCGCGACTTCCGGCCAGGCTGCGGCCTCGTCCGCTCTGGAATCGACTGCGGCCAAGCTGAAAAGCTGGGGCCTGGTGGCGAGTGATGCCGAAGAGAAAGGCCGCCAGTTCGTCACGGGTGTGGCGCGGTTTGCCGGCCTCGGCGGCTATGCCGAACAGATCAACACCATGACCTACAAGTTCACGGCGTTGACCGGAGCCATCACCACCGCGACGGCTGTCGGCGCCGGGTTTGCCGCCGGCTGGAAGATCGGCACGATCATCGATGATCTGACTGGCCTTAGCACAGCCCTCGGAAATCTTGGTTCTGGACCTGCCCTGGGAAAATACGATCGTGCGGCGCAGATACAGATGGAGCGGAAGGCATTTGAGTATAATTACAAGAATAATTCCCAGAACAAGATTCAGCCACCTGCAGGCTGGAAAGGAAGCGCCGCCGATTTCCAGGAATTGGTTTCATCTCAACAGGGGCCAAATGCCGGCATGGACGCGGCCTGGCAAAAAACGCTGTCGCAAATAAACCAACGGCTTGATTGGCAGGAAAAACAATCTGAAGTTCTGCGCCTGGCCAAAGACAAATCCGCCCAGGATATCGTTCTCGAACGTTTGGCCAAAGGACAAGCATCACTTCCAAAGGATAATGATCAGGCTGCCGCCAAGTTTAAAGATTTGGTGACTGCTCAGCAGGAACTGATGAATGCTGAAAAGGCGGATATTCCGTTCGACAACCAGGTCAAACTCTGGGAACAGTATCAGGATCAGAAGGCCAAAGCCGGTGAAGACGCTGCTGACCGTCTCAAGAAAGCAACTCTGGACGAGTACGACTTTCAGCAGTATGAATTGGATCAATGGCTTGAAAAGACACTGACAACCTATGGCGCGTCGACCAATGCGCTCGATGCCTGGTCTGCGGAGTCCGCAAAGATCGATCAGGCCCGCACCGCCAGCCAATCCGCCGAAATCGACAAACGCCTGGCTGCGGAGTTCGCAGAGATCGACGGCTATGGCAAAGTTCTCGCCAAGGAGCGGGATCAAGCCCGGGCGCATGCCGCCGCCATGGAAGAACTGGACCGCAAGATGCAGCAGCCCACCGCCGGCCGCTTCGCATCCCGCCAGGCCGATGTTTCCTCGGAATACCTTTCCCGTTCGGATGCGATCAGCAGCCGTGCCGATCGTGGCGATCTGTCCGGAGCCCAGGCTGAAGAGGAAATGGCGAAGCTGCAGCAGTGGAAAGATTATGAGTTCAACCGCATCGGCCTTGAATCATCCAACAACTTCTCCGCCGGCTGGGCCGACGGTATGCGCAAATGGCAGGATGACGTCCAATCCGGCTTCGAGAATGCCCGGCAACTCGCGGCAGACACGGCCAATGCCATGTCCTCGACCTTCTCCAATGTCTTCTTCGATGCGTTCACCGGCAACCTGAAAAGCGCCGGAGAATATTTCCGCTCGTTCTGCACCGATATCCTGAGATCCATTTCCCAGATGATGGCCCAGCAGGTGACAAAACAGTTCATCTCCAGTATTATGGGAGGTGGAGGAACGGGTGGAGGAGGATCGCTCAGTTTCTTTGGCGGTGGAGGAACCGAATCGTCTTTGTCCACTGCCGGAGCCACTTCGCAATATTCCACAGTCGCCCTGGGAGCCTATGCGGACGGCGGCGATTATCCGGCCAATCGTCTGATGCTTGTGGGCGAACGTGGACCGGAACTGATGCTGCCGCGGTCATCTGGTACTATCGTTCCCAACAATGCCCTGGGCGGAGCGCCGAAGATCACCGTCAACATCACCAACAACACCGGCTCTCCGGTGACCTCACGCACGACCGTCACCCAACAGGATGGCGAAACGATCCTCGGCCTGGTCCTGGATTCCGCCCGCACCGATCGTGGCGGCTTCGGCTCCGGTATGAAATCCGCATTGGGGGTAACCTGATGTCAGCCTTTCCGACAATCCAGATTCCCGATTATCCGATGGGTGAGGATACGTATGTGCCGCAGGTGCGGACAGAGTTCGATGCCGGCTATGTCCAGTCCAAAGCGCGCTTCACCAGGAGCCGGAAGGTTTTCACCCTCAATTGGAAAGCCATGACCGCTGCCAATTTCGCCACACTTGATGCGTTCCTGGTGGCCAATGCCGGCATCGCTTTCACTTGGACGCATCCGCTGACGGCCGTGGCCTATAGTGTGCGGCATCGGGATGACTCGCTCAAGAGCCAGATCGTCCGCCGTGATCGGCGCCAGATCTCCATCGTCCTGGAGGAGGTCTGATGTTAACCCTCACCGCCAATCAGATCGCCGCCAAGAATGCCCTCGCCGGCGCCGGTTCTTGGCTGGAACTGGCGGAACTGTATCTGCCCGGATCGACAACGGCCTCCCTGCGCCTGGCGAACAATACGGAAGCCCTATTCTATCCAGGTCAGAACCTGGTCTCCTGGTCGAATGATCTGACCCATTGGACGGCATCCGGATCGCCGACCGTGAGTTACGGACATGCCAGTTGGGATGGCACACTCACGGCCAGCAAGATTGTCTCGTCAGGCAATCAATATTTCTCCCTTTCGGCCGCCGCATTGAGCGCCGGTTTGCGATATCGCATTTCGCTGCGGATGAAACTTCCTTCCGGTATAGTCGATGGCTCTTTAATTGTCCGCAATTCAGGGATTAATCAATATTATGTAACCTGGGCTTACAGCGCCGACACGCAGGATGCCAACGGCTGGCGTCTGCTGATGGGTGAATTTACCCCTTCTGCCGATCTTTCCGCGGTGACCTTTCTCGTCATGGTGGCGGGCCTGGTTGAGATTGAATCCTATGTCGCAGACATCCAGATCTGCCGCGCCATTCCGTGTCCCTTCGTCCTGACCGCCGGCACGGCCGCTGAAGGAAGCCTCTACACTGCCTGTCCGTTCCGGCGTGATGAAATTGAGGAAACCAGCAAAGGCAACCAGCCGCGGATCAAACTGCAACTCGGCAATGTTGACGACGTGGTCCGTGATTACATGACGGCGAACCCCGTCATGAACGGGGCCAAGGTCCGTCTGCTCCTGGTTCATTCAGGATTCCTGAATGAAGCGCCGGTCCAGGATCTGTGGTGGGAGATCATGGACGCCAATTGCGATGCGGCCTGGGCCACCTTCGAACTCGGCGCCGACAATCTTTCCCGCCGGCGCTTCCCGCAGGGCCGAATCCTCAAGAACCATTGCCGCTGGCAGTTCAAGTCGGCCGGATGCGGCTACAGCGGTGCCGCCACCTCCTGCAGCAAAACCTTATCCGCCTGCCGGACGCTCTCCAACAGTGCACGGTTCGGCGGCTTCCCCGGCGTCGGCAGCGGAGGGATCTATGCCTGATACCTTCGACCTGCGCGACTGGATCGGAAAACCGTATGCGGCCAATGGTCGTGGACCGCAGCAGTATGATTGCTGGGGGCTGGTCTTAGCTATTGCCAAAGCTGCTGGTCTTGATTATCCTGAATTCATCATCGACGCCCGCGACTGCAGGGCCGTTGCCGGAGCCATGCAACGTGCCTGTGCGGACTCCGCAACATGGCTGCCGCTGGCCGATCCCGAGCCCTGGTGTGTTGTCCTGCTCACCACCGAGAACAGCCACGACCACGTCGGCATTGCTGTTCCTTCCGCCAATTCCGTTTCTTCCGTTAATTCCGTCAATTCCCGTTCGACGCATTTCCTCCAGACCACCATCCGCACCGGCTCCATTCTCTCCTCCTTTCATGACCCGCGTTTCATCCACCGCATCAAGGGGTTTTACCGATGGATCAGGTGACCCTTACTTATATCCCCAAACCTTTCACCCCGCACGTTGGCCGCCTGACGCGGCAGATGCCACACGTCCCCGGGCGCACGATCAATCAATACCTTGTTGCCATGGCCGGCGGCGATGTCGTCATCACCCTGGACGATTTCACCCTTTGCGCAGTCCGCAACGGCATCCAGGTTGACTCACTGGCCGATGTTCCGTCTACGGGCGACGTGATCACCTTGTACTTTGTCCCGGCTGGTCCGGCGGCCATTGCCCCGATGATGGTTGCAGGATATGGATTATGGATGGGATATGCATATATCGATATCGCTTTCGCCGTTGCCATTACTTTCCTGCTTGGTAAAATCGCGTCTGCAGCCGGGTCGACGCCACGCTATGACCAGCCGCAGTTATCCAAATTCAGTGATGCTACTTATGGATGGGAACCTGGCGCCAATCCGACTATTGAGGGAAGTGCAATACCTGTTCTTTATGGCCGTCGTCTGATCACTCCACCGGTATTGTCTCACAAAGTCGAGATGACGATCAACGCGGATCAGCTTTTAAAGCGTTTATTCGCTTTATGCGAGGGTGGATCAGGAGGAACTGATGTCATATCTTTGGTCGACTGGGACATGGACGATACTTATAAAGCTGTTTTCATCAACGGCCAGCATTATACATCTTTTAATATTAAGCGAGAAGATCAGTCGACTGTCGATCAATGTACCGAGGGAACCCCGTTTGCCGAGCATGAAGATATCAGCCCGTCATTTGCCTTTGACAATCACTCAAATACTGGGTGGTATCAGTCCTATGCCTATGAGACTGGATGGCTTGGATATGACTTCGGATCGTCTGGCCGCAGAATGATCAGGAAATACTCGGTTGATTCTGGTTATGCAATCGTTGACAATTATGTATACGCATATCCCACTGACTGGACATTTGAAGGCAGCAATGATAAAACCAATTGGACCGTTATCGACACCAGGACAAATCAAGCTCCACTTAACCGGACTGAATATACCGGGTTCACCAATGACGTTGCCTATCGATACTATCGTCTCAATGTCAGCAGCATCTATAATCCAGGGCAGAACCGACGTTTGATTATTCAGGAAATGGAGATGTTTGGACCGACAAATTCCGACCTCAGTGCTCCTGTTCAAATTGAATTTAAACCTGGAACTGTAGACCAAACTGCTCCAACTGCATTTCAAGAGACTTTTTGCACAAGAGATCCCGGGTTGCAGCTTTCTACTGACTACGTTTCATTTTCAACAACACCGGGGGGATCGGTTACAATAATTTCAATTGGTTTGATCTTTCCGATGGGTCTTTATTATCTTGACGTTGATGGTGTTCTTTGCGATGAGACAGTCGTAATTGCAGCACAATACAGAATCAAGAACGGATCATGGATTGATTTCCCTGGATCACCCTTTTCTATTTGGGCTAATCAGTCATCTCCGTATCGCTTTTATCAATCAATTTCAGGTATTACTGCAGGAGAATATGATGTTCAGATAAAATTTAACAGTGCTCCATTATCCGGAAAGATGCACACCAATCAATGCCGGTGGGAGTACTTGCAAGAGGGAATTTCTGACACATTCACCTATCCCTACACCGCATTATTGTCATTGTCTGCATTAGCCACGCAACAGCTCAATGATTCAATTCCGCGCATTTCGGCCTTGGTCGAACGTCCATACGTTCTGGTCTGGGAAAATAGCGCCTGGGTTGCGAAGTCCGCAACCAATCCTGCCTGGATCTGCTATGACCTGTTGGTCAATACCCGTTATGGCGGAGCTGTGGATCCTGACCGTATCCTGCTCGCTGAATTCACCGCCTGGGCCGCCTACTGCGACAATCAGCGTGCGAAGTCCGCGTGGCTCTCCGGACACACTTACGCCATGGGCGCAACTGTCCGTCCGGTTGCCGGCGGCAACGGATACTATTATGAGGCCACGTCCGTCGCCGGCGCCGGCACCAGCGGATCTACCGAGCCGACCTGGCCAACTACCACCGGGGAAACCATCATCGATCACGCCGGCGCCAACCAGGTCGTTTGGACGTGCAGACTGAATCACATCTCCGAAGATCTCTATTTCGACACCGGCATCAGTCATCAGGAGGCTATTGATATCGCCGGACTGCTTGGCCGAGGTTCCGTGGTTCAGCGTGGAACAATGTGGGGCTGTGTCTATGATGCGCCTGCCGTTCCGGTGCAAATGTTCACTGTTGGCAACATCGTCGCCGGCACCTTCCGCGAACAGTTCTTGGCCTTTGCCGATCGCAGCAATGCGATCGAGTTCAATTATTTCGACCGGGAGCGTGACTATTCCCGTCAGGTGATCGAGTCCCGCTCCCATGATTGGGACGATGAAACCACCGTTCCGAACAACGCTCAGGAAACCCTCTATGGTTGCACATGGAGGGAACAGGCTGAAGCCTTTGGCGCCTGGCGTATGGCCTGCAACCGCTACCTTGGCCGGGTTGTGACTTTTGAAGCCGATATCGACGCGGTTGCCTGCCAGGGCGGTGACCTGATCATGGTCCCCGCCAAAATCCTCGGCGGACGCATTGTTTCCGCCACTTCCGGAAGCGTGACATTGGACCGCTCTTTTGCCCTGCTTCCCGGAACCACATATTACGTCTCGGTCCGTCATCAGAACGACACGATCGAGACCATGGAAATAGCCGTTGTTGGCTCCCCCACGACCACCGCCACACTGACCCTCAAGAGTGGCACATCCTGGGTCTTGATCCCCGTTCTTTATGAAGTTTATGCCATGGGCACATCAGCCGATGTAACCAAGTCATATCGCGTTACTCGTATCACCAGATCCGGCGACCAACGCCGGAAAATAACCGCCCTCGAGTACCGGGAGGAAATCTACCTCTAACCATCCCACTGCACCTTCCTTGCACCGTCATTGCAGTAACTCTGCAACACTCTGATCTATAGCATCCAAAAACATTGGATGCTTAATCGTCTCGCGAAAATCCTAAAACCATTTATTCTATTTTCCTAAAACCATCGACGTTACTACAGTAATCTGCAAATCGTACAACGTGAGGCGTGAGGGCAAGACGTCACGAAGTCGCGGAAGTCGATGGAGTCGA